AGATCTTTAGGATCTCTTCTTATTGTAGCCTTGAACATTGAGTTGTTGGGGTACAAGGCTATCGCTTCCAAGGCGATGAGTGCTGGATCTAATTTGTGGATGGATAAATTATCCTCTGCCACGTTCTCATCAAACTCTATATCATAAGGAGTATCCGGCATGTCTTTCAGTAACGATTCAGAGGTATTGACAGAAAAGAATGTTCTGCCTATAGCTAGATGAGGAATACCGTTATAATTTCTCATATAACACATGATACCCCATTTCTTGAACCTGTTCAATATATCCGCTGCCGTACAGCTTTGTGGATAGATAATCTGGCCTATCTCCATGTTCATCTCTTTCGTGCTGGGGTGAAGCTCTATTCCAGTGCCTTTCAGTATCGTTGGTACAAATTCATTTATCTTGGTACCTTTTGCGCTGGTTTTTATCGGATCTAGCGCTGTCTGCTTTAATATATATCCCATATCCTCACATTCAAGGGTGAAAGGATTTCCTGAAACGATAGAGGTTATGTATCCATCGAACATCGTTTTGAGATTCTCGTCTATTCCGTAGCAAAGTTTTATATTGATACGCTTGCCTCTTTTGAACAAGCTATCCTTGTCGCCCATAAGCTTGACCTCTCTGGTTCCGAACTCGTCTTTCAAAGAGGACTTGACCGTGATCTGTCTCGTGAACTCTACGGTGGCCGAATTTATGAGTGTCTGATAGGAGTCTTTGATCTGGAGATTGACAACCTCGTTGACAGTGACCTTATTTAAGATGTTCAGTTTATCGTTAGGATCTTCGTCCCCTATTGTGATGAGACAATTCAGTATGCTTAAGCCATGTATTTCCATTATATCCAGTTTTGTAATTGAATGAATTGTTTGGGGTTGAACTTGCGTAGATAATCCTTTAAGCTGGCCTTGGAAACAACTTGCTCTGGGTTGGCGGCTAACCAAGCCTCACGTTTGGCGATCTCCTCTTGCATCATTTGTTTTGCGGATAAAATCTTTTGTTTCTCTCCCTCCTCATATTTCAATGCCTCCGTATTTCTCTCGAACACTGCGTTAATCGTGTAATTCTGGACATTTGAGAATCCTATGGCTTGTGGTAAATCATAGGATAGTATTAGGATGGTATTGACCTCAAACATATCGAGGTATGGGGATTGACATGTTACCACGTCCTTATGCTTCAATATCTTTATCAAGTCCATGACCTCTTTTGTCGGATATACGTCTTGGTAGGGACTGACTATCTTCCCGGTGATGGTGATATTATAGTCCCCTCCAGAGATATATTCCTTACGTGTGAGATCCCGACCTTGTGCCTTGGTCAACAGGATATTCTTTTGCTCGGAGAGCTTGATAACCGCATGTCCATCGAAGAATTGATAATTTTCGCTTCCGTCCTTTATTTGAAGCTGTATGTAATGCCTGATAGGAGTTCCATCCAATCCTTTCTCTTGCAGTAAATTGACTGGGGTATTAGCTTCGACCAGTTTCTTGATATTGCTATCCCTGTCAAATAGATTGTATCTGGTTTGAAGTTTGTAGTCTGGGGAACCGTTAACGATCTCATCAGCCATTCTTAATGCCGCTTGTTTTGTCCTCCAAGTAACAATACGCTCTATGATCCTTGCTTTTTTCTGAAGGTAGGCTTTTGGGTTTCTAGCTAGATCAATGATATTGATTCGAGGGATATAGGTAAGAACCGATGATGGGTCTTTGCCTTTATATAATTCCCCCAATACCCTTTTTATGGCATGATTCTCGTAGTCCTTGGGTTTAAGTGGGGGGAGTGTTTTTTTCGATAACTCGTTGGCTACGCTTGCGAATATCCTTGGTGTTGGATTTTCAGGTTTAATCGTAGATTCTATGATACTTAGTTTTTCCATTAGCTGTATGATATTTCAAAATCCTTTACTGCGTCTATCATTACTTGCGTTACTTTTTCTTTGAAGGTCTCCATATCCTCTTCGTTGGTTGAGTTTACATTGATACTTCCAATGAGGGATTGGATATTGATAGTGATTATCTTGGGTTGTGTTCCGGAAGTCTTGCCTACTCCGCTATAGGCGCTATTTCCACCATTACCATTACCTCCATTTTCTGCTCCACTTGCATCTCCTTCTATTCTTATATCTTTCGTGGAGCGAAGCTCGGACATGTCAAATAAATCCTTGATATCACCTAGCGCTGAGATCAATGGATTCAAGAACCATGATTTTACCCCAGAGTTTCTAAGTGCGGTCATTGCGGATTTGGACGTGTTCGTTGCTGCTTCCTTGTCGTTATATACGATATCGCCAGATGGCGCTATTATATGATACCCTAGCGATTTTTGGCTTAGATCGTAACCCGTGAAATTCTTGATGAAGTCAATGGCCTCGTTGCTGCTTACAGGTAACCCACTTGCTATCTTTAGCTGAAGGTCCATGATCTCTTTTAATGAGCCAAGCCCTATATCGATGGATTTATTTACGGCCTCCGTGAATTGCTTTGTCTTGCTTTCCGTATCTGCGTTAAGTTGGTTGACGCTGTCTAATATAGTTACTCCCCTTGACCTTTCCTCATCGGTGAGATTGATATATGGACCGAAATTGTATTTGTAGGATTTCTTCTGGTTTTCCATGTCATCGATAAGATCAATATAAACCGACTTGATCTTGTCTTTCCCTAAATCCTCCATTCCAATGGATGCCATGAGATATTGGTTGGCTATTTTCGATCCTTCCAAGTCTCCCCGTTCGGACATAGCTCTTATGTATTGCGGATAGACGCTACTTTCCCCATTGAACATCATGTTCTTTGTTCCAAGATCATATCCTAGAAAATCATAGTATTTTGTTCCAGAAAGGGCTTTCTTTGCGTTATTGTTTCCATTATCGGAGCTGTCATCGTCCTTATCCTTGAATACGGGCAGCAGATTTTCATATTCTTTCTTTATTGACTCGCTTACCGCTTGCGTTGTCTTCCCTGCCCCATATACACCTATTCCCAAAGAGGCTAAAGCGGTAACGGCTGCGGTTACTATTGCTGGTATTCCTCCTATGGCCGCTAGCAATCCTCCTCCAATAGCAGATCCAACCCCACCGGCTCCTCCTATGGCGGTTGTCAATGCGCTAGCCCCTCTAGCGGTATTAAAAAGACCTTTTGCCATAGGAGTTATGGCCGCTACGATTTTTGATATCTTCTTGAATAGTACCCCTCCAATTACAAGATATTCTAACCAATTCCAATTTTCGGATACCCATGTAGATACTCCAACCAATGCTTTTGTTAATGCGACCAATCCTGTGGCTACATCTTTGAACATCTGAGCTGTTCCCGGTTGCTTCAATAATAAGACCAGATCGTCCAGTCCTTCCTTGATGACAGGGTTATAAGCCTCGAACACGGTCATACCTGTTTCCGTGAACTGAGACGTGACCTTGTCCCATTTCCCCTTGATGGTATCTTGTTTTTTGGAAGCTATGTTATCAGCCAGACCTCCGGAGTAGATTGAATTTTGTATTAATTCCGGAAGTTTCATCAACTCGGCGAATACGTTGTTAGCAGCGTTTCCACCGATTTTATCAAATAGTTTGGTCAGGTCTTGTACGCTGGCATCGTTAGACTTGAGCTGGGAGAATATGTCAAATAACGATCTTAATTTGGTCTTTCCTGTTGCCTTGTCTAGCTCATATAGCTGGATGTTGTATTTTTTCAAGACCTCAGTTCCCTTTTTTGTAGGATTCAATAATCTTGTCATCATCGCTCGTAAGGCTGTACCCGCAACCGTACCTTTCAATCCGGCGTTTCCTAGCGCCCCGATAGCGGCAGTCGCTTCATTGAAAGAGATCTTGGCCATACTCATCATGGGAGCTGCGAATTTCATGGCTTCACCCATTTCCAATACATTGGTATTTGTGCTGGTGGTAACGCTCGTAAGGATGTCCGCTATCTGTGGCATTTTGGAGCTATCCAACCCATAAGCGGTCTGGATGTTCGTTACTATATCTGCCATCCTATCAAGTGGAGCGTCACCAATGATAGCGAGATTGGCGATAGGTTTTATGGAATTATTGATATCCTCGATATTTAAGCCTGCCATACCTAGGTATTTGGCTGCTCCCGCAACCTCGGTCGTAGTGAACTTTGTATCGACACCAACCTTACGGATATTCTTTGACATATCAGAGAATCGCTGATCGAACGTGGTGATGTCCTTGTCCGTGGCTTTAAGGATACTCTGCACCGTTGTCATGATATTCTCATATTCAGCTGCATCCTTTACAATACTCATGGTTCCCATACCGATAGCGGCGGCACCAATCATGTTCGGGAAAGGGAATCCTGCTGCGTACATGACATCCGCAGCCCCAAATAACCCTTTCGCCCCGCTGCCAAAGCCACGTGCAGCTCTGTTGTTGCCATTTTTAGGGACATAGTTTCTATTTTTCCTACCCGGAATAGAGGTTGTTGATCCGGTCGTGGTATTGGTCGTTTGGTTAACCTTGGTATTGATAGTGACCGTTTTTCCCTTGATCGTGTTGATGTGAGATTGAAGGTCTTTTAACTCTTTCTTTATGCCATTATCAATACTGAATTTAATCTTCTTAGGTCTTGTGCCAGTGATTCTATTGAGACTTACAAAAGCAGCGTTGACTTTTCCAATCTCTTTTCTCAATGTTTCTAGGGAGGTTATGATGGGAGGG